TCCCGGATGTATCGAACCTTCAGAAGTTGCTCGAAGATGTCATGACGGATCTAGGGTTCTGGACCGATGATAAGCTGATCGCTAGCCTGATCGCGGAGAAGTTTTGGGCTGAAGTGCCTGGGATCTATATCAGGATTGAGGAGCTTGATCAAGCATGACAACCCCAACGTGTTCTTACTGTGGATCAACAAAGAGAGTCGCAAGATTCAAAGGCAGCGATCTCTTCTGCGAGAGGCACTACCAGCAGATGTATAAATACGGCTGTGTCTTTCAGGGCAGCAAGTCCAAATGGACTAACAAGGTCATCGAAGACGAGAACGGCTGTCGTATCGTAACGGCGAAGGGCGAAGAAATCATGGTCGATCGATCTTCGCTTCCGGTTCTCACTCGGCACAGCTGGTGCATCAGCAAGACAGGGTATGCAGTGGCAAACATCTCGAAGCGAGTAACCAAGATGCACAGGCTGCTCATGGATTGTCCCGACAACCTTGTAGTCGACCATATCAACGGCAACCCGCTTGATAATCGCAGAGCGAACCTGCGAGTGTGCACTCCCAAGAACAACTCTCGTAATAAGGGCCTGGGGAAAAACAACTCGACGGGAATCATGGGTATCTCGCCGTTGCCAGGTGGCCGATGGAGAGCGCGTATCATGGTGAACCGAGAAGAGAAGGCGCTCGGCCATTTTGATTCGCTGGAGGATGCCATCAAGGCCAGGAGAGATGCCGAGGCACGATACTTCGGCCAGTTTGCGAGAGTGATGGCACCATGACCGACCCACGCACCGATTTGAAATACGACTCTGATGACTGGACCAGGCTGCTGACGATGGTGGAGCAGGAGTGCCCTGCCGAATTCCTTGGTGCGCTTCACGGCATGCGCTGCTGCGGGCTGCGTCTGCATCGCGGCCGTGATGGATACGTGTTCAGACCAGACTACGACCCGGCCACGTCCGTGTGGCGTACAAAATACGAGTTCTTTCTAGACCGTGATCGGTGGCTGGTGCCATGGCAAGACGAGATCGTGAAGTATCTGGACAGGCTGACAAAGGCCAGGACTGCTTAGCTGCGCCAAGATCGAGGAGGCGACAAGATGCGTCTAGATCAGCTGCGGCACCTGAACAAGGAGATCGAGATACTGCAAGAGCAAATACGCAAAGTCGAGACTGTAGTGGTCACTGACGTAGTCGTGGGCTCTGACGTTGAGTATCCTTATCTGGCGCACAATATTACTATTGCCGGGATTGAGAGCACGAAAGCCCAGAAGTTGAAACGGCGTCTAGCACGTAGGATCAAGCAGCTGGCAGCAGCTAGAGAGGAAATGCTAGAGTACATCAGCACAGTGAAGGACAGCGAAATGCGGCAGATTCTCATACTGCGATACATAGATGGCTTCACCTGGCCGCAGGTGGCCAGACGAATGGGACGACAAGGTGATGGCAGCACAGAACGCAAGAAACACGACCGCTACCTGGGCTTTCGAGGCTCGTAAGATTTCCTGAATTTCCTGATTTGAACGTGCTATAATCGTATTGACAAAGTGTAACTTGAAGCGGCAGGCGCATACCTGCCGCTTTTGTCATGCCCGCGGGGAGGTGACGACACGTGGCACGAGGATGGACGCGGATGCTGGCGCGGCCGCCTGGCCTATCGGAGCGTGTCGCGCCGCTGCATGCGTGTGATACGTGCGCCAAGCTCGTGAGGGAGGAGTGCGCGGTGCTGACGGCCCGGATCGGCGCTGCCGGCGACTGCTGGGCATGGGATGATGATCCGGCGTGGGAGGAGTATGCCGAGGCTGCCACATTGGCATATGCGGCACGGCACGGGGCCAGGTGGCCGCCAGGAGGTGATTGGTGATGATCAACCAACGACCACTGCGGCCATGTGCAGTGCCGGGTTGTGTCAACCTCACGCGCGAACGATACTGCGAGGCTCACGCGACACGGACTCAGATAGAGCGAGCAGAGCGCGATCGTCATTACGACGAGACTCGCCGCGACCGGAAACTCACGGAGTTCTACAACAGCACGGCCTGGAAACGGGCACGCGAGGCTGCCCGCATACGTGATCACAACCTTTGCCAGGATTGTCTGCAGCGCGGACGTGTTGTGTTCGCCGACACGGTGCACCACATCGTGCCGGTGCGAGCTGCGTGGGCCCGGCGACTGCAGTTGGACAATCTTGTGAGCCTCTGCACGAGCTGTCACACGGCAAGGCACGACAAAATACCAGCTCAACCAGCGTATCAACATAACCCCAGCTAGAGGCGATATGCCCAAACAGCCCTTGAGCAGGGGGTATGTCAAAAGTTCCAGCTAAAAGCCCTGGCACCGTGCGGTGGGTCGATCGTGCGAAAATCGCCCCATGCGGCATTGCGGGGGTTATGTCAGGAGGTGACGATAGGCGATGGCAAAAGTTGTTCCGATTGACGCAAACCGAAAGCATATGAGTAGGGCACAACGGGAGGCGCGCGCCAACGCCGAAGCGCGCCTTAGGGCACCGGCTGACAGGGTGAGACCTCCGTCATGGCTGCCGAAGGATGCCAAGAAACTGTTTAGGGCCTTGGCCAAGGAATTGCTTCCCCTCGGCCTGGTGAGTAACCTGGACGTGACCATGCTTTCAGTGTTCGCGAACACTCTCGCGGCTTACCACCGGCTAAATGCTATCCTCGAGAGAGATGGCAGCGTCATCGACTACACCAACAAGGGTGGGGCGACCAATCCGGTGAGTCATCCGGCGTTCATCCAGCAGAAGCAGCTCAGTGACCAACTCCGCATGCTGGCGTCTGAGTTTGGTTTGACTACAGCGTCGCGTGCACGGCTGGCCATACCACAGGTCGAGCGGAAGGAACCAGATGCATTCGAGCAGATGTTCGGCGATGTGATCCCATCGAGGCATGATGCACGGTGAGTGACTATAGACCATATCCGCTAGACTACCCGCTCCGCGAGGAGCTAGTCTCATACAGCCAGGCCATGATATACGGCGAGATCGCAGCATGTCAGAAGCACAAATGGGCATGCCAGCGTTTTTTGCGGGATCTCGAGCGTGAAGGTACAAACGAATTCCCTTACGTGTTCGATGAGGTAGCTGCCCTTCGTTTTCTCAGCTGGATGCGATTGTTCAGGCACACAAAGGGCGTGTTGGAGGGGCAACGCATCGAACCGGCGCTGATACAGCGCTTTGTGTTTGGCAACATCTACGGTTGGAAACACAAGGACACTGGATACCGCCGTTTTCGCAAGGCCTACTGGCAGGTGGCTCGGAAGAACGCCAAAAGCCAGAGCCTTGCCTGTGTAGGCAGCTACGAACTGTTTGCGATGACTAACGGCATGGCCGAAGTATACTGCGCAGCGACCAAAAAGGATCAGGCCAGAATCATCTGGCGAGAAACACAAGCTATGCTTAATGCTTGCCCGGAGCTACGCGGGGCGTACCAAGTGACGTATGGCCAAATCGAAGTGCCGAGCAGCGGCGCGATAATGCTGCCGCTGTCGAAAGAAGATCGCAAAACCGGTGACGGCCTTAACCCTCAGTGCGGCATCGTGGACGAATATCACGCTCACGATGTGCCGGATATCTACGACGTGCTTTGGACAGGCATGGGCGCCCGGCCGCAGCCGCTCTTGATGGTCATCACAACTGCTGGCTATGAGCTGAGCTATCCGTGTTATCGGATCGAGTACCAATACGTGAGTCAGATCCTTGACCCAGATAGCGATGTGGTAGCTGAAGAATACTTCGTGATGATCAACGAGCTCGACAAAGATGCCGACGGCAATCTGCTCGACGATATCCGAGATGAGGCAGCCTGGGGAAAAGCGAATCCGATTCTCTGCAGTTACCCGGAAGGTCGAGACTACTTGCGGCAGTCGCTCCAGGAGGCACTCGATGCGCCCGAGAAGATGCGGACGTTCCTGACAAAGAACCTTAACGTGTGGATTGACCAGCGCGCCGCCGGCTACATGCCAATGGCTAAGTGGCGGCTTTGCGTCGTGGCAGAACTGCCGGATCTGCATGGCCGTGAGTGTTATGTAGGCGCGGACCTTTCAGCCCGGATCGACCTGAGCAGCCTGGGATTCATCATCCCTCTGGAGAATGGCAGATACATCGCGCTCTCACACTCATTCATGCCCGAAGAAACGCTGCATGCTCGTGCCAAGCAGGACAAAGTGCCGTATGAGCTGTGGGCCGAGCAGGGCTGGCTGACTCCGACGCCAGGTGCAGTAGTAGACTATGAATTCGTGACTGGTTACATGTTCAATCGGGCTCAGGAACTCGGGCTGATCATACGCGAGATCTGCTACGACCCATACAACGCTACCCAGTGGGCGGCCGATATGACAAACCGGGGCTACGTCATGGTCGAGATCCGGCAGGGCTACCAGACTCTATCCGAGGCCACGAAGGACCTGCGCGAACTAGTAGTCCAAGGACGGTTGATGCATGATGGTTCGCCTGTACTCGCGTGGGCCATGGGCAACTCCGTGCTCCGCCGGAATCACAACGATTGCATAATGCTGGACAAGGGCAAGGCGATTCAGCGCATCGACCCGGCGGCCGCGTTGGTAAACGCCCATGTGCGGGCGCGGTTGCATCAGTTCATCGCTCAACCTCCCGATCCGAACAAGTACGCTACGCCTGAGTTTCTGGCAAAGCTCTGGGGGTGATCGACTGAAGTATCTGAAAAGGCTACAACATTTTGAAACGAAGATGGCCATGCAGTTGCTCCGATTGATACGACGGATGTCTACGTGGCTCGGGCTGCACATAGAGGACGTGCTCATACTTGGTGGTCTCGGCGTGATAGTCGGGGCCACTTTCTCATGGTCGCCCTTGGCCGGCTGGTATGCGCTCGGCTTAGTGCTGACAGGGCTGGGCGTGTGGTTTGCCGTGCATCCGCCTGGATCGAGAGGCAGGTGATGATAGATGTTGTTCAGACAGGCAGTAGATGCTCGCCGTGCGCGGGCTATGGCTGATAATCGTGAGGTAGTTAGTCTCCAGGACCGCAGGCTCATAGAGATGCTTGGGCTTTCGGTAGATGGCGAAGTGGATGTGACCGGAGCTAACGCACTCAAGGAGGCAACGGTCTATGCCTGTATTCGCATTCTGAGTGAGGCCATCGCGAAGCTGCCTCTGAAGATCTACCGCGACGACAACGGAGCAACGAAGGCTACTGGCCACGAACTTTACTCGCTGCTGAAGCTCCGACCAAATCCGCTCATGAGCACCTCTGATTTCTTGCGTGTGATGGAGGTGCAGCGTAACCTCTATGGCAACGCGTATGCCAACATCGAGTGCTACACGCGTGGGCCACAAAAGGGGCACATCAGGGCGCTTTGGCCGATGGATGCGAGCCGGGTGAAACTCTATGTCGACGAACGCGGGATATTGTCATCGAACCACAATATCGTCTACGTGGTGAACGTGGATAGCGAAGAACGTCGCCTGAAGCCCGAGGAAGTATTGCATGTCAAACACATGACACTGAACGGACTGATCGGAATCCCGCCTATTGAGCGACTCAAGACTCTGGTGCAGAGTGCGGCACAGGGCGCGGACTACATCAACCGATTCTTCAAGCAGGGATTGCAGGCGAAGGGCCTGATCCAGTATGTCGGCGATCTTAGTCCAGACGCGGAGAAGGTGTTCAAAGAGAAATTCGAGCAAATGTCGAGTGGCCTAACCAACGCACATAGGATTGCTCTCATGCCAATCGGTTACAAGTTCGAGCCGTTTGCACTCAGTCTGGTTGATGCGCAGTTCATCGAGAACTCGCAACTGACCATACGACAGATCGCGGCTGCGTTCGGAATCAAGCCGCACCAGCTGAACGAGCTAGAGAAATCTAGCTATGCAAGCCTTTCGGAGCAGCAGAGGCAGTTCTACGTTGACACGATGATGGCGATCCTTACGGCGTATGAGCAGGAACTGACCTACAAGTTGTTCCTCGCGCCGGAACTCGAACAGGGCTACTATGTGAAGTTCCAGGTGGACGCACTTACCAGGGCTGATATCAAGACTCGATATGAGGCATACAGGCAGGGATTGCAGGGATTCTTGACACCGAACGAGGTTCGCGCCTGGGAGGAGCTTCCGGCAAAGCCGGATGGCGATGTGTTGCTGGTCAACAAGGCCATGGCCTCGTTGGCCAATGTCGTGCGCGGGGATGGGGGTGATAGTGACGAAGAACCGTAAGTTTTGGGCCTTCAAGGCCGCCGAACCGGGTGTAGGCGAATTGCAGCTTTACGGCGAGATCTCCGACAGATCGTGGTGGGGCGATGAGGTGACCCCGAAGCAGTTCGCCGCCGACCTAGACGCATTGGGTGACATCAGCATTCTCAATGTCTATATCAACAGCCCAGGGGGCGACGTGTTCGCTGGACAGGCCATATACTCGATCCTCAAGCGCCACGCGGCGAAGGTGCATGTCCATGTAGACGGCCTCGCGGCGAGTATCGCCTCTTTGGTGGCCATGGCAGGCGACACGATCACAATGCCGGCCAACGCCATGATGATGGTGCATATGCCGTGGACGTTTGCAGTAGGCAACGCAGCCGAGCTTCGCAAAATGGCCGACGACTTGGACAAAATCGGTGAGTCGATGGTTGTGACCTATGAGGGCCGATCGGCGCTAACCCATGAAGAGGTTGTCGCCCTGCTCGAGGCTGAGACCTGGCTCACCGCTCAGGACTGTTTGGATCGCGGCTTATGTGACGAGGTTGAGGAGGCAAAGGAAGTCGCGGCCTGCTGGGATCCTGCGGCCCTCGCAAGATATCGCAATACTCCGGCAACGGTGCCGGCTGCAAAGCAACCCGAGCCCGAGCCTGAGCCCGATAAGCCGGCCGTAGATGAC